ATGCATGATATAGAAAATCATTGAATCTTTCTTTTCTGTTTACTGATTTTGATTCGAAGGAATTAATCAGTTCATCGATGTTCATTTTCATTTTTCTTCTTTACCCTTCTCATATATTTTAATGTGAGCAGCAAATCTTTCACCCACTTTCATACCTAAGTATAACATTCTTAACCAAAACTCTTTATCTTTCGCATAAGTTCTTAACGATTCGTAAAAGAAATGTAATGCCATCAACTTACTCTGTGCTGCTATGGCACCTTTATAAGATTCTTGATAGAGACCTGTAATATATTCCATGAAAGCATCATAATTTCTTGAGTTCTTATCGGGTTTTTTAAAATATTTTTTAATGGAATTAAACCATGTCTCATAATCTTTTTGTGTATATTTTACTTTTGCAGATAATTTTGGGTTTAAAAATTCTTCTATCGTTCGAGGATATTCTTGATTGTCATTCTTAAATCGATAATTAGTTCCTTTCTTTCTCAATAAATCATTTACAAATGCAACAGGTGCATTTCCACCTTGAGCAGAAGCTCCTGTGATTGAGGTCATAAAAGATATATTTCCATAACTTGATGTTGAACTTGACAAAGTTATACCAAAACTTCTACCAAACTTAACGTATGTTGATATCGTTTGATCGATATGAATATTATCGATTTCAAATCTAATATCATTAATAGTAAAATTCTTATCCTCAATATGTGGGTCTTTGAAAGTTTTTTTTGTATTACGTATTTCAAGTATTGACCTTGCGTTATCCTTTATTTGTTTTAGAGATATACCAACCAATTGTTTCTTGTCAAGTAGTTCAATTAAGTACGCATTTAACCTTCCTAAATGAGCACCCTTCCTTTTTAATTTTGAATCAACTTTAAAAATTTTGTCAAGTTCATTTTGAACTTTCTTTTTATTCTTGACAGCATAGATGTCAGATGGATTCCATTCAGTGTATTTTTCTATTCTTTTTTCATTTTCAAAATCACTATAAACACCTAACTGTCTATTGGTAATATACGTTGAAAAGAACTGAACAAAACTTTTGTCACCATATTCAAATTCATCCCACATTGGACTTGCATAATACGCTAAAAATTGTTTCTGTTGTTCAAAATATGAGTATATCCAATCGTTTATTGCACTTTTATAATTATAGAAATATTTTTCTTCTAAAACTTTCATTACATCCTTATCATTGTATATGTCATTAACAGTTTTATATCTTCTATTTTTTCTTAGAACCATCTCAAGTATAAAGGTTGATCCTGCTTCTTGAACATCAGTAGGGGCACTACTACCTCTTTTGAAAGATCTGAAATTTATAATGGGTTTAGGTGCAGTTTCACCTACTTTCACTCTTATTGTTTTTGTGGACGCTGTGATTTTTGGTATTTTTCTACCAGCTATGCCTTCGACAAAATAAGTATCTAATATACCATCTAAAATTTTTTGAGCAGTTTGATGTTCTGTATTAAGATAATCGAGATATGCAACCACATCTCCAGGACTTTGTTTTACATATGCATCATCAGTAAACTTGTTATCCTTGACAAGTTTCTCCAACTTTTCCTTTACATCTGATATTTTAATAGCTTGAGGCATTTACTTCACCACCAAATAGAAACAAGATGACCATAGTTTTTTTGAATCACTAACTTCCATGCCTTTAAAATCTTCCCCCAACTGTTTACCTAATTGTTTTTGCATTTTCATTCTCATCTCCAGTTGAGATTTAGACACACCTGCACCAAATCCTTGTGATGCTGCTAAGTTAAATAAATTTTCAACAGTGATGTCTCTCATAATTTTTTTTGTTATGTCATCAACTGCAACAGCGACTTCACCTGCGTGTGTTTTATTTAGATATGCCTCCTCAGGACTTTTTGCTGTCATCTCAATTGATGCTGAATCCCATACAGTTCCGTTGATATGTTTGAATAACTCTTGAGTATATGGTTCAATCTCTTCTCTAAATTTCTTTGGATCTTTTTTAAACTCACGAACGTATTCTGCTCTCGCTAACCATTGAGCACCGCCTGTTTTATTCCAATACTTTTGGTGTAGTGCAAAAAATTCTTTCTTGTTTCTAATTTTATTTAATGAAAGTATACCTGACCTATCAGTTTCTCTTATCAGATATTGATAGTTCTCAGTTCCCATTGAACCATAACGTGCTGCACCACCCGCTTCGATTTCAAGTCTTGCACCACCTGATAACACAGTTTTAGTTTTAATTATACCTTTGATATACCCTGCCTTCACCACTTTGCCTCTTTCCCTATCAACCTGATCAACTGAAAACTTTATCTTTGCATCTTGGTTGTTTGTTGAGAAATCAATATCATCATACTTCACAACCTTGACTAAATCTGATGTAGTGTCATTTTCAAATACAACCTTTGCTTTTCCTGTTGGTGCTTTCAATGATACTGGAAATAAAAGACCCTTCTTATACAATAAAAAGATTCGATTATTTAATTTCTCCATCATCTTCACAGTATAATCTGGTTGATTTAGAAGTTGATTATTAAATAATTTGATAAACTTTTTTAGAAAGTCTTGTGATTTTTTGGTAAATATCCAAACGTCTGATGGATTCCATTTATCTTTATCAATCGTACCTCTAAAACCTAACTTTCCTCTTACTTTATATGACAACTCATTATATGCAAGGTATGGATCATAATCCTTTGGTATCATATCTGCTCTCATGATAATGTAATCCATACCAGATTTAAGATTAGATCCTGCAAAGAATGCCTCCATCTGAGATTCTAATGCATTTGCCCAGAATGATTTACGATTTACTAAAAATTCAGTAACCTTTGTAAGTCTTGAAGTAAATGCAGGATCATTATTTACATTTTTTACCATGGATGTAATTCCAAATCTATTGGTAAAATTCAATAAATCAGTTTGTGTTTCAATTAGACCCCATTCAGAAAAGTTATATTCCCTCTGCTTATTATTTTTGTATATGGCAAAGTAATAGCAAAACAATGCTTCGCTTAATACTTCAACATCTTTATTGTTGATCGCCACTTTACTTCTACTTTTTGAAGTATTTATTGATTCTTCCTAACGGGCACCTGTATAGTCCATGATGGTGATATCAAATCAACCATTTCAAATTTCTTTCTATTTTTTTCCAACTGATTTAACATTGCTTCTCTACCAGGTTCTGGTTGTATCTCACCATAATTAACATGCACGATGTCATCTTCATGGTCGTGATCAATGTTACGCTCTAATGCATCTGCAATTCTTTCAAGTGCAGTTGCGATTCTGTAATAAACTGTGTCTATACTCATTTATTTTTTAAAATATTTGTTTATTATGTCTATCTGATCTTGATACTTTGCAATCATATCTAACTCTTGTTCGATTGCTTCAACAATATTTGAGTGCTCTCCAATACCCACAGGATTTGCAAGATATACTTCAATGTTTGCTTTGTGTTTTGCAATGTCACCTTGTGCATGTGCCAAGAGTGCTTTAATTAGTTGTTCTCTCATCTGTCTCCCTCCTTACGGTTTTCTGAATAGTGAACATTAAAATCTCCACCAGGATATCTCTTCTTTAACTTCTCAACATTACCTTCAATGACTTCATCAAGAGTTACATTCAACGCTGCACATGCTTGCATCACATACCACATCACATCACCCAACTCAATAATAAGATGCTCACGATTATCATGATTCCAAGGTTTACCTTGGAAAACCATTTTCTTAACGATCTCCATAAATTCACCACCTTCAGCACTAATGCCAACAGCAGCAGTAAGAAGCCTGTGAATATTGGAACCTTCTCCGTCAAGGGTACTAAGACTCTCAAGAAAAGATTGATAATCTTTACTGGGATTGGATGTGACACCATCCACGAATAGAGCATACTTATCCAAGTCAACTTTGTTTCCTGCATAACTTACATGAGGTTGTTGATTTTTGTGTGTTTCGTAATCTCCAGACATAATTAAAATTTAAATTCTGCAAAAGTTTTTTTAGAAACCTTTTCTTCATTATACTCCTCATTTGCTCCAGAGTCAAGCACATCTTCT